CTGCAAGCCGGCCATGGTCTGGATATAGGTGACGCAAACCGTTTCGCTGTTGGGCAGCAGAGTGACGGCCACGGCTCACCGCCCGCCTTCGCGCTACCGTTGGCGCATGCGGAACCGGGATCTCATCAGGGCCATGCAGCGCGCGCTGGACGTGACGCGCCCCGAGCTAGAGCACGTCCTGACCTGCAAGGACTGTTACCTGTTCGACTCCGACGACGCCGGCCCGGGGCTGGGTGCCGCGCGAGCGGACACCCGAGGAGCAGGAGCAAGCGCAGATGTGGATGAACATCTACGGGCCGGTGATCCAGCAGGCGCTCCAGCGCAACCTGACCTTCGGGCAGCAGTCCTAGGGCTGCACGCTGTCATCCGGGCGCCGGCCGCCGTGCTCGGCGAACCACGCGGCCTCGCGCTGCTTCGGTGACGCGCTGAGGGCACCGTGCCGCTGATCTCCGCCGAAGCCGAAAGATGGCTGCCACGGAACCGAGCGCCCGTGCGGCATGAGGGCGCCGATCGGGCCGCCCCATGCTGCCCCGTACAAAGCGGGCCTAAGGAACGGACGGGCAGGAACCCACTCAGGTCCGACTACGCCCGTTGTGCGGTGAAATGTTCTGTGGCCCAATTCGAGATATGCGGCGTACTCACGGCCGGCGTCGCCGCCGACTGCGGACACGATGAGGTCGGTGCCGTCCATGTGATGCGAAACAGATATCGCCAGCGCGCCCGTCTCCTTCGGCGCGTACCGCCGTGCCCTCTCGGCGATCTCCGGGCCGAGCTTGCCGTCAAGGAACGGGATGCAGGCTTCGGCGGCTTTCACTCCGGCGTCAGCGTCCACGACAACTCGCAGGGGAATCGCCCCCTAGTCGCTGACGAGTCCCGCCGCCGTGCGCTCCTTGAGCGTGAGCACGATGTCCGGAGGGGAGCCGAGAGACGGCTGCAGCGAGACATCCCGGATCTCGTAGAAAGGCATCGTGCCCGCCAGCGAGGTTCCCGCCGCCGCCGGGTTCCAGGTGACCTGCAGCGAATCGGTGTCGAGCACGTCCAGCCATGACGGGACGATGGCGATGACGGTGCGGATCGTGCGCGGCATCTGCGTGGCGGGATCGAAGACGTTCTTCGTTTGCTCCGCGAGTTCGGCGGGGATGCCGGTCTCGTAGGGCAGGAAGCTGTCCACGGTGTCGCCGTAGGCGTCCGTCGTGGTGCCCCTGCAGACCGTCACGATGCAATTGGGCTGCACGGGCACCTCCCCTCGCTGCGCTCCTGCTGCTAGTTGATCTGCTCCCAGTACCCGGCGGCGACCTGGAACGACGACGCGGACACCGCGGACCCCATGACCGCGTTCAGGGTCAGGGTCGCGCTGGCGGTGACGGTGACGGCGGTCGCCGAGGCGTTGCCCGCCAGCCAGATGTTCCCCGCCGAGGTCGTGGAGACCGAGGTCTGCATCTCGGCCTTCTGGATGACCTGGACGGCGACGGTGGAATAGAAGCTGACGGTGGCCTCGACGTTCCACAGGTTCGCGGCTGCGGATGCCAGCGGCGCGGCGACGGCGATCATGTTGTCGAGCACGGTCCCGGCCGAGCCGCCTGAGTAGGTGTGCCAGCACAGCGTCGGCATCGCGCTGGCCGGCATCGTGTAGAGACCCCAGGCGTGGAGGCGGAACACGGACCCGGCGACGGCCAGGGCGGTCGCGGAGGCGGGGACGGTGACGAGGGCCTGGTTGGTGGTGGCGTTGGAGATCGCCGTGCCCGCGGCTGTCAGGCCGTCAGAGGGGAGGATCTGCGATTGGGTGGCCAGGAAGTCAGCGGCGTATTCGCGCGTAATGGGTGTAGAAGGGATGGAAGCGTTCATCTGGGCGACAGTGAGTGCCATGACGGGGCCTTTCCGTGCGTGCGGATGGGAGCGCCCGCACGTTGCGGGGCTGAGAGAAGTACGGTGGATGGCGCGGCGGGGCGAGTTGCCGGCGGTGAAGGCCGCGGATTACTGACTTGGCACGTCAGCGCCCCGCCGCTTCACCACCCCAGAAGCGGAGCTGATGGCAGCACGCCCACCGTGCGCAAGATGGTCGCCGCCCTTGGCGCTAGGGGCGGCTGGATCTGCATGGTCGCGCCGCCGGCGCGGGTCTGCGAGATGCTGCCGCTGATGGCCGTCGATGAGAACTGGCTCTTGGTCAGCGTCGGATCGTTGTTAGCCAGCTCGAACGCGCACTGCGCGCAGGTTGCCCGCATGAAGGCGTCGATCACGCTGGGGTCGGTCGGCAGCCCGTCCGCGTTCACCGCGTACACCGCGCCGATGGCGTACAGGTCAATCGTCTCGGTGGCACGTCTTAGCGCCGGGGTGAGAACGGACGCGGGCGTGGACGTATCCCCGCTCCAGGCGCTGTACTGCGCTGCCGTGGCGTAAACCCCGGGGCCTGGCGTCTGGGTGACCAGGGCGGAGATCGTGACCGTCTGGGAGATCTGGAGCGTGCTAGAGGGTCCTGTAGCGCTCCACAGGACCGCGTAGTCACCGGGAGAGACCGTGGTCGCGACGTTCCACACGTAGGTGTAGGTGGCCGGGTCTACCTCGGTGATGCCCGTGCCGGCCGGCCCGATCAGCGCCGATCCGCCTGCTGCGGGCGTGATCGTGATGCTGGGGCTGGAGACCGCCTGCTCGAACCCTGAACCGAGGTAGGTCTCGAAACCGGCCTGAAGGACGATCTGGCCGCCGGGGACGGCATACAGCCAGATGTCGTTGCTGAAGGGGACGCCCACCGGCTCACCGCCTGACATGGGACGATGGGCGGCATGAGGCACTGGCGAGGCGAAGACTGGCCGTACGTGCATTGGCTGTACGCCGGCCCGCATTTGCTAATCGAGACCGTCCACAAGAACGCCGCGAGCCTGTACGTGGACCTACGCGCGAGCAAGTCCCGGATCGATGACCCTGAAGACTGGGCCACCCACCTCGCAGTCAATGGCGTGCTACCCGATCAGCCCATCTACGCCACGGTCGGTTACACGGAGCCGCGCGAGAAGCCCGAGGCGCCACCGTACGGCCCGAGACGGCCGCGCGTGCGGGTCAGCGGGCGTGCGCGTCCCCAGTAGCCGGGACCGCCGCTACCAGTTCATCCCGCGTCATCCCCGAGGCTTCTTCCTCGCTGAGTGCCCCGAGAGCAACCACGTAGGACCGCCAGACCTCTTGCGAGGCATTGCCTCTCGGCCGCTCGGGCTCGTCCGTGCCGTCGATGTCCACCGGGGGCAACTCCACGGCAGCAGCGGGCACGGCGTCCTTCTCCGCCGCGTCAGGCTCGGCGTCTGGCAGGACATCCCCGCCGGGCCACGGATCACCTGACTCCGTGACCCGGCGCAGATCCCCCTCATCCCACCGCTTCCGCATCACCGGCTGCAAAGGGAGCGTGCAGCCGACGACGTGACCGCGGATCTCGCCCCTCGGCGCGATCTCCTGCAGGTAGATCATCTGTGGCATGGACGTGATCCTAGTCTCAGCCGAGGCCGGACTTCTGCTTGATCAGCGCGTACACCGTCAGCGACGTGGACGCCGACCAGTCCAGCGACACCGACCCGTCTGCCTGGGTGATCCGGTCAGTGTTCCCGATCGGCACGACCACGGTGGCGTTGGCGGTGCAGGTGATCACGTTGTCACCCGAGGACGCCTGCTCGAACGGCACCGAGGCGGCGGCGGCGCCGGACGCGGTGTTCCCCGACCCGCCCGCGCGGATGGTCATGGTCCGGGCCGTGCCGCCGCCGTTGGTGACGATCAGGATCAGCCCGAACGGCCCCAGCGCGATCGTGTTGCCGTTCACCGCGTCGGGGGTTGCTCCCGCTCCCTGGCTGACAGCGGCGTCGTCGGAGAGGGAAACAGGGGTCAGTGCAGTGCGTGCCGCCATGGCGGGTCTCCTTCTTGTTGGACAGGAGACCCGCTTGGGGCTCCTAGTGAATCGGGAAAGTCAGTTGACCTAGCGGCTCTGGCTCGGACGTGACGTGCGTCCAGGTCTCGCCCGTCTTGATGCGGTAGATCGTGCTGGGCGTCACGCCGAACTGAACGGCGAGGATCTCGCAGTCCTTGTAGCTGGTGCTGCCTACTAGCAACCGCTTGATCTCGCGAACCTGATCCTCAGTGAGCTTGACCTTGGGGTTGCCGGTTCCCCGTGCGCGCCGGGATATCTGCTCGACCCTTTGCGGGCTGAGGATCTTGCCCTTGTTGGACTGGCCGAGCCTGCGGCCGTGCTCCCGCAGTTCTTCTGGGACAACACCTTTCCAGCGGTTGCCGTACTGGTTGATCGCCTTCATCGCCGTTACCTGCTCGGCGGTGACGAGGTGCTTCCAGGTGCGGCCACTGCGGATCTGGTAGACCGATTCCTGCACGACGCCGAGGGACGCGCCGATCTCCCTGGGGTGCTCGCCGCCGAGCAGCCGGCGCACGATGTCAAGGACGGTCGCCTCGGTCATCTTGCCGCCGGGGTTTTGCTCGCCCTGCACACGCTCGCGCATCGCCTGCAAGCGCTCGGGCGTCATGCTCGCCCGGATGGCGACGCTCATCTTCGCGCGGGCTTCGTCGGTGTGGACGAGGCCCCGGTACGGGCTGGCGATGTCCTGCGCGATGTTGAAGGTGGGGCCTGCTGCCTTCGCGGCGTCCAGGCATCGCTGCTCGGCGGCGATCAGCAGGTCAAGGTCCGTGATGACCTCGGTCATCGTGAACGTGAACGCTGTCTCGCCGTGCTCGTTCCACGCGGCTTGCAGCAGGTAGTTGTGGTGCCGGTTGCCGCGCAGGAGCGTCCTGTGCTTCTGCCAGCGACGCCGGATTACGTCGGACGAGCCGACGTAGGCACAGCCGGTAGGCAGGCAGGTGATGTGGTAGATGCCCATCGTCCCGGCTGGCGGAAGCCACGCATCAGAGGACGGGGAAGTACGCTTGTCCATGTCGTTCCTGCGCAATCAGGTTCGGCGTTGGTGTCGCGGCGAGTGTGCAATCACTCGTCGCGACTTTTACGTTGCCCAGCGTAGCAGCGGGGACCGACAGAATCGCGGTCCCCGCTGCGTTTGCCCGGGTGTCCGTTTAGATACCCGTTGGGCGTTCCACGTAGGCTAGGGCCAGAGTGTCCGGTCTGGTCACTAGTGCCCCATATACGTGCAAACCTCTCACTGCATCACTAAAGGAAGTCTGACACTTTTGTTACTCGGCCCGGAGGCTGGGGGCGATCATTTCTGCCGCCCTCTCACGCTCTCACGTGAGGCCCGACTATATCTTCACCCGCGTGGGGTGCCACGTACATAGTCTGTGAACCATCCCGTCGCCTTCCGGCAGGCGGGCTCGGCTGCTGATTACCCCTCTGCTGACTAGTTTTCAGGCCGTCACGCTCGGGCTTTCGCCCCACGTTGTGGCCTAGTCAGGTGACTCGGGCTTTCCAGCAATTCTCGCGGTTTTCATCCGCCCCTTGCGGGACGGCGGCCCTCAGCTATAGCAAAGGCGAAGTGCTTCCGTCTCCGTGATCTGCTCCCCATATGTGATTCCCATGGGGTGACCTGCCTGGATGGCCCAGACTCCGGTACCGGCACCGCCGGCGACGGGCTGAGGCGTCGAGTTCGTCTTGAGGATGTTGAACCCGGAAGCGGTGCCCATGAACCCGCGCTGGAAGGTCTGCGAGGCATCACCCTGCATGTCGGTGACGCTGACGAACGCCTGCGTCTGGCTGATCAGCGAGACGAACCACGGCGGGCAGGTGACGTACCTGTCCTCGTCCGGGACGTTGTTCTGATCGAGGATCACCTTGAGCGGCTCCAGCACCTTGATGTAGGCGTCGGCCGGGTCGGAGGTGCTGCCGCCATAGGGCAGCGGGGTCAGCGGAGCGCCCGTGGTTCCCAGGGTGTTGGCCGAGCCGATCGCGGTGTAGAGCCCCGCGATGTAGGTGTCGGCGGTCAAGGCCAGCTGGTACGCAGCACGGCCTTCGAGGTA